TTTTTTTTTTCCTTTTAAGGAAAACTAACAGGAATACTATTAGCACCTACAAAGAAAATTTATATAACACTACAACAAACAACCAGAACTTGATTGAAAGGGAAAAACGGTTTGTTTTACATCGGCCGACCGAATCCTTACTATTTGTTTTACATCGGTAGTACCGAATCCTTATAACCTTGCTATCGTTTAGCGTTTCACAGCAACATCCTTCCATAAAGATTTGAATTCATCAAAAGATGATAGAGCCGACAAACAGGCTTGAATCGCAGAGAAAGTTGCGTAATGCTCGAAGTTGTACATACGATTACATGCAACTTGCAATTTTTCGACTATCGTAGGATCATCATAACCCCGAATCAACTCTCTGTAAGATTTGTATCGTTCAGATAGGGATGTGATTTCGTGCAGAGTCAGCGCTACACCGAATTTCGCTAGCATCTTCCATGGGTCATAACAAGTACGCCAACGACCATCCACGAACAATATGAATTCAGAACAGTTGTATCGACAATTGTCACCATACACATCCCTTTTCTCCACCAAATTAAACACGTCAGAGCTACGCATAGATGTATCAGGAATAGGTTTGTGACCAGGACGTAAATAAACCTCAATGTCATCGCCTTGCACGACCCAACTCACAATCGAATTTGGAACTAAGTATATTTCCTTCATTAACCATGTTTCAGTCCATTCATCGATCCAAGAATTGTCGGAAAGTGTCGATGCTACACCGGAACGCTGTTGTGGTGCGATCTCGAATTGCATATAAACACCTACCACACGGGCTAAAGCATTACCATCATGTTCGCGTGAATGGTATAGGTCTAAGAATGTACGATCTCCACCTATATAACATTGTGTCATGATCATCAAATCATGAGCCATCGTACCGAGCGACTTGTCATAAGCCGATAAATCTCGTTGTACTGATGTACCACCTTCGACGATATCGAGATTGTTAAGACGGTGCTCCACCTCTATTTTACTCCTACCATCGGGAGAGAAGCAATTCTTCTTGTGTAATCGATCGTATCTTTTTCGCAATTGCATAAAATACGACTGCGCACTACCTGATACCTCAGGACCAGAGAAAAATACAGTTTGAGGTTCACCGGTTTTACTTCTGACTACTTGATTCTTTGCATGTTGCTTTATAATCACTTGATAATAATAGTAAGATGTATCGCGCAAACCTTTTGGAGCAGCTCTTTCCAACTGCATACGTTTTTCAGGATCCATTTTCTTGATATACCGAACCAAGGACTTCAAATCCACCTGAACCGGATTAGCTTGATACTCATCTATGAGCTCGCGCCAATTATCAACCCACAGTATCTTGGCGTGTTCTTCAATATGTTCGTAGAAATGTTTCGTTGTATCAATAGGGTAATTAAGGTGTGCAACACCGTAATTGCGCACGTTGAGAGCTCGTACAACACTTTGAAGATTGGCAGAACGAGGTAGTTCTCGTGTCACAGTCGTGGGTAGATGTAACGAACGTTGCTTATACATTGCATTGGCTGTGTATGACAATTTCATATACAAGGCCGTTGGAAGTGACACTCCTTCGTCATTCATAGTATTCAAATAATATTCATTGAACGAGTCATACGTATACGTCATTGCAGGGTCAGATTCCAAAATTGCTGCATTCATCCAAGCCTTTGTGTTTTTGGGTTTTGGTGATGGTAGCGTGGTTAATTGCACAGCATCACAGTACCACTCAGTCGATATTTCTTGAAAAGTGTGACAAAAACCGTTAACTGAATCCATTCTTGTCAACAAGGTACGTATATATTCAGGAATATCGTCAATCACATTCACCAACTCAGTCTTGACCATCCACAAGCCTGTGTGTAAAGAATTAACTCGAAATTTACACCTCGAACTGCTGGGTTGAACCACATCAATCTTCCTATCCAATAGTTGTGATGCGAATAAACGAACACGCTCCCCAAGAAATAAGAGCGGTAGAAACCGTACCCTGAACCCGTCCCGATCATGAACAGAAATCGGCATCGCATTTACACTGTCATCAGCCACTATTGACATAACTGTCAGGCAAAAACTTTCGATAGCTTGCGGTGAAGTCTTGAACTCACGAACGGCTTCTACACGCAATCGGTTGATATCCCAACGGTTAATGTGTACGTTCCTTCGTAACCGATCTACAGATCCAATTGGATAATTATATATCTCCTCATCTACTGTCACCGAAACATGAGGATCGATCTCATGAGGCAAGTTGAGATCAACCGTCGATACAATAAGTGTGTCATCTACTAAACACACGTGATATGACTCACTATTGGTAATGAACTGTGAATACAATCCGAGTGATATGTTCCACCCATCCTTGAAATAATATCGATTATCTTTACGCCTACATTCTTGTTCAGATAGTGAATGAATGTATGGAATGACGAGTACCATCGAATCAGGCGATCTTTCGAGTAAAAACCGATCTACATCAATTTCGATTCCCACTGCGTAATGCATTATTAAAAGTGTGTTCGAGCTGGAAGAATGTGTCCCGTAATCAGGTAAATAGGACATTTTTTCCTTCAATTTGTCGTAATGTGTCTTATACTGTCTACGTTTTACTACACTAAGACAATCGTCTAGAAATTCGTATGAAGAGAAAGATGTATAACGTACTACGAGAAAAGGATCAGGAAAAGATACTATCACCCGTGTATCCGCTACCACAATGTCATTGATCAACTCTATCGTTCGATAAAATTCTTTTTCCATCATTACGGAGAGAGTATCTTTATTGACAAGTACTCCTTTTATCGACTTGAACTTTGTCACTTGGTCTGATACGTTCATACCCACCAACATAGGATTCGGTATAATCTTGCACTTAAGATACGAGTGTTCATCAAAACTAGGTGATACGTATTTTACTGTGTTCATCACGTAACCCCGTTGAATCGCTTGGACGTAACCATGATAAGCGCGTTCGACACCTC